TGTATCCCAAAATGGCGATGACGCATATTATTATAATGCTGCGAAACAAGTCCACAAACTTAAAATTAAAGAAAGACATTATAAAAAAATATGGGACATCAAAAAAGACAAACCCACTAATTGGGTGGAATGGATTCTAACTAAATGTCGTTGTTTCCTTATATATTTTGCAATGCCTATAGAAAGTTTTATTTTAAATGCTTTAGGTTTTCTTAATGGTTGGGGTGCAAGCATATCAAGATGCGCACTTTTTGGAACTTCACTACTGACGTTATTTTCAATCATTTATTTCTTCTCTGGAATGGAACCATCGCAACCGCATGAGGGGTTTTTACCACATATAATCAAGAGCATAATTCAGAGTTTTGATATTACATTCCTTGCAGGTTATACTAAATATGTGAGTGCAAAGGATGACTATGCAACTCAATTAGTATGTCTTTTGAATATGCTTTTAGGATTAACATGGTATGCGATAAGCATTCCAACCGTCATAAATAAAATAAGCATCAACCGTATATGATTGAATTAATTAAAGATAACAACATAAACTGCCTTGTATTATTTGGTAGCCATGCAACCAACGAAGCGAGTGATGATTCCGACATTGATTTGTTGGGCATCAACAATTCAACACTAAGAACGGTCAGGGAGAATGGGAAGGTAAATCTTTCTCTCTACTCGTTCAGTGAGTTAATGAAAATGGCTAAGTCAGGAAATATATTTCTCCTTCATGTTCTTATGGATGGAGTTTGTGTATTCAACCAACAAGTTTTCAATGAGATCAAAGATAACTTTATTTATAAGAAAAACTATGACATTGATATCGCCACCGCCTATTATTTAGCCAGAACGATACTTAGTGAGGTAGACAATATTTCAAATTGGCCAATTGCAAATAAAAGAATTTCTTGGTGTGTCAGGACCATTCTGATTTCAATATCCGTAGAGCAACGAAAACCCATATTTTCAAAAAGCAAACTCGCTTCATCTTGTGTTAATACCGGGCTGTGCTATGAAGATGCTTTCTCTTTAGTAGATGCCAAATCGAATAAAAATAAGAACAATAAAGTTCTTAATTCGCTATCAAAATTTTTAAACCACTACAGCAATTATAATGAAGATATAATTAAAAAATCTTTTTCTAGTAGCATCGTAGTATCAACTTTAGATAGCATTCTCCAGAACGGAAGTTTCTACGACGGATAATAAACAAAATAATAGAATCCCGAATTATCAGGATTCTATTTCCCTTCACATCCAATGCATCTGCTGCTGGCCTGACGCTGCTGGATGCGGCGGTGCTGGCATCACCTCACCTGGAGAAACAATAAACCGCTCGACAGTTTCGGTGGTGACAAACGTCGCGCTGCAGTTGATGTTTGTGCACTGGTGATAGCGCTCTTTGGTCGTGTCGGTAAAATAGCGACTTGTGCGGGCGTGAGCGGCAAAATGGCATTTTGGACAGTGAAACATGGCAAGCACCTCATTTAATTTCCGATGCGTTAATTTTACTCAATTTATCCTTACATAACAAATATTTAAAAGAAAATCACTGCGTTAATTCTTCGCTTTCGTACTCCACATCCGAAACCTTAACCTCAAGCTCTAAGCCCGTCGTGTAGCCGTTCCCGTTAAGGTTATGCACCACCCGGCTGATTATCCAAGCTTGCTCGTCTATAACGCGCTTAAAGCCTTTCACCGCTATCGGCGTTTCAGGAAATAAATCGGCGCGGCCAATAGCCAGCGAGATTGAAAACTCCGCGACGCCGCGCTGCAGCTTGTCCCACTTCGCCTGAGCGGCGCGCATGGCCTGCGCCTTTGTCGCGTAGATGGTAGTCAGCTCCAGCACGTTGTCAGACTCGCCGACCATGTACCCGCCCTCGCGCGCTTCCTGCTCTTTTTTGGCTTTAGCCTTTGCCGGTGCTTTGGTCGCTTTCGGATGCTGCAGCGCGCGCAGGTGCTTTTCTTTGGGCTTACGCTTAAGCTTGACCTTTTGCTTTTGCGGCTTCGGGTCTCTGGTGTGCAGCCATTTGGCCGTAACGCCGGTGTAGGCTTCGCGGTCAGCAATCGCAAACTGGTGCCGGTCGCCGTCGCCGCGTTCAAGTGTCATCTGCGGAATGGCTCTGCCGCTGACCGTCTTACCGCTTCCAGCTTTCAGAAATAACAGATTCCCCGCTTTTACCGAAACCGCCGCACCGTTCCGGTCAGCCAGACGGGACAGAAACACTGCATCGGATTCCTGCGACTGGTCAATGTGAGGGACCGGGATCGCTTTCAGCGTATCGGCCACGCTGGCTTCAAGCTTATTGCGCGCTGCGATGGTCTCAACAATTACCCCGAGTGTGGTATCGTGCCATGACTGTTCCCGGCGTGAGTTCAGCGACCCGCGAAAATCAGCGCTGCGCCCCCGGATGGTCAGCGTATCTGGCGCGCCATGGTGCTCGATTTCATCTATCGTAAAGGTGCCTTTTTTTATCAGGGCGCTACCCTGCCAGCCCAGCCACAGCGTTAACGTTGCGCCACGCGGAGGCATAGCGATTTGCCCGTCGGTATCATCGAGCTCGATATCGAGCTGGTCGGCCTCGAATCCGCGATTGTCCGTCATGGTCAGGCTGATTAGCCTGTCGCTGAAATCCTGCGTAATATCTTCGTTATCCTGCTTGAGCATAAACGCCGGGGCAATCTTTGTACCGGCCTGAATATTCATACCCGTAATCATCCCGCCAGCCCTCCCAGCCAGTTACCGGCAGATGTCACCAGATTGTCGGCCTGCGTTTTCAGGTCGCCGTAAATCGCCGCGAGCGACTCATCGACCCGTTTCAGCGAGAGGCTAAACTCGATTTTTCTGGCCGCGCCGTCGCTGAATAATTCGCTGTGCGTGTGGGTCACTTTATCGATGACATACATGCCGTGGATCATGCCCGTTCCGTCAATCAGCGGCCACGCCCTGCCTTCGTCGGCCATCAGCTCGATGGCGGTCAGTGACAGACGTCCGCCGGTAATTTCGGGATAGAGCACGCCCGACAGCGTGCGCGTGGTGTCCCCTTCCCCGAGATACTGGTAAGCCGGGGGCTTGCCGATACGGTCGTTTGACGCCCAGCGGTAATCCTTCGAATACTGCATGGACTGATAGGGCAGCGTGCGGCGCTCAAACACAAACAAACCTAAAACCATTAACATGCTTTATCCCCCTCAGTCATGACGCATACTTGAGCGCTGACGCGCACGGTTTTCACGGTCGAGTTTATCGACAGCTTCACGCAGCTGACGGTCGAGGTCGCTGCCCGGCGCAATGCCACCATTCAGGTTGATGTTATATTCTGGCTTGCTCTGGTCGACGTAAGTCTTACCCGTGGGCGCAGTTACCGGCTGATACTGATAGCCTCCATATGCAGAGGTTGCCGGAATATAAGATTTATTTTGCGAGCCGGTGGCGGCACTGGCTTTTGCGGCCTTCTGGTCAAGGTCGCTTGATTCTTTATTGATAACCCCGAGCTTTTCCAGTAACCAGTTAACGCCGGTACGCAATGTATTAAAGCTTTTGAGCGGTAACATCAGCGCTTCGGCCAGCATCTTACCGAACATCACACCCGCATTTTTGCAGCTGTCGAGCGTCTCCTGCGTCGACTTAACCGGTGCGATCAGGTCTTTAAACCACTGCCACGCCGCTTTAAGTTTGTCACCCAGCCAGTCAAAAACCGGCTTTAACGGTTCGAATAGTTCCACTACAGGGGCAAAAGCCTGCTTTAGCCCCTCCATTACGCCTGAGAAAAATGCGCTTATTGGCTCCCAGTATTTGCGGATGAGCAGCGCAGAGACAATGGCCGCCCCCATTGCGGCCAGATTTGCACCGAGAACACCGGCAGCGGCCATAATCACGTTGAAACCCGTTACCACCGGCCACGCTATCAGGCCAATCCCGCCCAGCACGCCAATCAGCGCCAGCCCACCACCTGTAATTAACCCGATGGTTGACGCAAGTGTTTTGTTATTGGTGATCCAGCCGTCGAGCTTTAAAACATATTTCGTGGCGGTTTTAGTGAGCTCACGCAGTGAGCCCTCCTGCTGGTCAAACAGGTCAGTACCGACGGCCTCATAGGCTGACTGAAATTCTTTGAAGTCGCCGCCGAGGTTGTCCTGCATGATTTTAACGAGCTCAGCGGTTTTCCCGTCCGAGGCTTTAAACGCCGCCGTGAGCTGGTCGAGTTTTCCGCTTGAGGCAGCGGTCATCAGCACCGCCGCCGCCGAACTGGCTTCCTCACCAAAGATGGTTTTCATGTATTCGCCGCGCTGGCTTGTTCCGAGATTGTTTTTCTCAAAACTGCGCTGCATTTCTTTCAGAATGGCAAATATCGGGCGCGTGTTACCCTTGCTGTCAGACGTTTTAACGCCGAGTTCTTTGATAGCCTCGTATGCCTTACCGGTCGGAGCCTGCAGGCGACTCAGGACGGCACGGCTGCCCGTTCCCGCCATCGAGCCGGTGATTTTGGCGTCATGTAGCGCGCCGACCATTGCGGCGGTCTGCTCGATACTGACCCCGGCATTTTTTGCCACCGGCGCAGCATACGTCAGCGCGTCGCTCAGCCCGTCAAAGTCAGCTGCCGTTTTGTTCATCGTCATCGACAGCACGTCGCCGATGTGTGCGATCTGGTCGTTTGACATCTGAAACGCGGATTTCATACCCGTCAGCAGCGCGGCGTTTTCTTCCATCGAGCGACGGTTA